TCCACTCCTTACGTTATAGCTCAATTTACCTGTGCCCGGCTTACCATTCTTATATTGGAATCTTATTTTTTGAACATGGATACCAACATAATCCTCGTCTTCAGTTTTATGTCTATGCACAGTAATACAATTATCAGCTTTATTATAAAAATTAGCACTACCAGAGATATCATATGGACTAGGAACAATAGGCTTCCTATTATTATCGCTCTCCATCTTTCTTGGATGTGCTACTACCCATATATGTATTTCATGTATCTTAGCAAAAGTATTTAAACTTGCTAAGACTCTTGATACATAATTCGTTTCATTTTCTCCATCCCTAAACTTATGTTCGATAGTATTCCAAGGGTCAATTACCAACCCATTCAATCCATATCTAAAATTTAGTATTCTTGCTTGGTCTAATATGCTCTCCATAGTTACGCTATCTTCTTGAGTTCCAATAAACTTAATATGCTCATTAAGAATATTCATTGAGTTCCTAGCAGTCTTTTCATCCATCCTATCATTACCCCAAAAAGGTTTATTAGTAAATTTACCAACAAGCTTTAGTAGGTGATGTTTAACAGGAAAATTCTCAGCAGAAAATATTCCAAACTTCCATCCATTATCTTGAATAAGATTTATCATTAAAGCATCCATCCACTCAGATTTACCCATGTTAGGTACACCAGTCACTATAGTAAGCTCTGATGTAGATACACGATAATATTCATCTAAAGCTTCCCAACCAGTAGATAGACCTTTTATATCTGGAGTCTTTAATAGGTCAATAGCATCCTCTAAAACATCGTCTACTAATACAACCCCATCAATAGGATAAGGGTGAGCATCTGTTATAATTTCAGTTAATCTATCTTCACCATGTTTTATAAGGACTTCATTCATATCCTTACAGCCCTCTGGGTAGTTAACTCTATAACATTTTTCACGACCAATCCTTCTTGATAACTCTTCTCTCATCGCATTACCAGAAGAATCATTATCCATTGCCAATATAATTGTAGTCGCATTCATTAGATGCTCTTCAGCAGATAATAAATAACTAAACTTTCTATCGCTTGGATTTGAATTAGGGGCAATAGCACCATCTGGTACACTCACCACGTTATTATAACCAGCTTCAACTAAACTTAAAGCATCCATTTCACCTTCTGTTATTATAATAGTTTCCATCCCAGACATAACATCAAACCTATAAAAACACTTCTCAGCATTTTTAGCTTGTCTAAATTGCTTATCAGCAGTCCTTGATTTAATATTAACTACCTCACCATCCTTATAAAAGGGGAAATGTATCCATCTGTTATCATATCCTATCTTAGCATCATCAACTACGGCTTGAGATATACCCCTGTCCTCAAACCATTTATACACTTTATCTGGAATATCTGTTTTAGGAGGCTTTGGCTTTATAATAGGAGGTGGTGGAATATAAGTATCATTCTTTTTGTTTAATGAGCCTTTCCAACCACAATGATGACACTTCCAAATACCCTCGTCAATATTAACACTAAGACAAGGGTCGGACTGTTTTCTCCTAGTAGGGGAACACTCAGGGCATTTGGTTTTCTCCTGCCCTGATGTACTCCTGAGATATATGCCTACCTCTTCAAAACTCATTCACACTCCATACAAGTATCAGTCTGTAATGGCAGTCTTTTAAATGAATTATCCAAGTAATATTGACCATCACTATCTACTGCCCATTCTCTTTCACATATATCGCATCTTGATGGTTGTGTTCTCATTTTAGCACTATGATTAGCACTTATTGAATCTCCCTGTTGGCTTTTCAAATCAAACCAATCTTCACCAAAGTAAAACACTAAAGATTCAAAATTACTAAGATATTTTTGTCTGGATATCTCATTTTGACTATAACTTCTACGTCTACCTTTTGGTGGAAGTTTTGGGTTAGCACTTGGAGAACACTCACTTTTACGTACCATGTCTCTAATTGTGGGGTTAAAAAGACCCCCTCTTAATCCTTGTATATTCATTTTACTATCTCCTTAATAAATGTTAATATTGACTTCAGTATCTTCATGGATACTTTTCATTGTTGGATAACAATCCTCATCTAGTTTCACATACTGATACTTATCAGTACCCTTTTTCTTCCTTTTGACATAAATGCCTTCTACTTCATATTCATTAATCGTATCAAACTCAAGTTCATCATCGTTCCACTTAGTGTCTGTTCTATAACGGAATAGATTAGGCTTTGCATCTATATCGAAACTAAAATGCACATCCTTCTCATCAGTATTTAATTCGTAGTTATGCTTATCTGATAGATATGCCTTTACTGAATCAAAAAACTCCCATCCATCTATTTGTATTCTCATCATTATCTCCCTTAGTTAGTGTATTTAATCTGCAAGTTGGCAAATTTAGTCATGCCATTCCTTGATTTTGTTCTTAGTGTCCTTAGACTAAGTAAGTTAGATGACCAAAACTTATCTGTAGTTGCCCATCTTATAACATCCCTTACTTCTTTTTCATCCCATTTATCAATCACAATCAAATCGAATAAAGTATTGATTGAGTTTATAGTTAATTCCTCATCATTATACCAATCCTCTTTAATATGATTTGGAAATTGTTTATGCTTCTCAGTATAAAATTCTATTATAATTGATTTTAGATATTCCTTCTGTTCATTAGTAATTTTAGTATTGTATTTTATACTATGCCTCTTATTAGAGTATATATATCTAATATTATTATTTATAATAATAGAGTCGTCTGTATCAGACTTGGCTTTACTATTGACATCCTCTGAGATATACTCAAAATTACCACTTACCCCACCTTGAGAATCCGATATGGTTTTTTTAAATTCCAAGCTACCCTCACCTTGAAAATCAGACACGGCTTTTAAAGTAATGTATCTTTTTTTAAATTTTTGAGTATCTCTATCCTTTTCAATAATGACATCAATATAATTAAGCTCTCTTAGTTTAGTCATTGATGCAGATATAGTCGACTTAGTACACCCTGTAACGTGAGCAAAATATATATTATTTTTTATACATATACTATTATCATCTAGGCAAGAAGTTATCTCACAATATAATAATTTATCTCTTGGTGATAGCTCTTGATGATGCCTAATAGGTTTTGGTATATAACCAATATAACTCATATAACACTCCTTAAAAGAATGGAGGGTGGTAAAGGAGGAAAATCCACCCTGTAGTCCATTCTATAAAATTGGTTTAACAATTTTGTCAAAATATTCACAATTTTTGCCTTCCTTTAATCTGCAAATCTTCCCACATAACTCAGAATCAATCCATTGTTCAAGATGCCTTCCTATCATAACTCCCGAGCAGATATAACCTGTCTCGTAATTTGAGCATTCTTTTTGAGCCATTAGATATTCTTTATTTTCCATAGTGAGAACTTACACTCTATTTATAAATGTCTGCAATATGCAATTTGGCACATTATTATGCCTAATCGTCAGATAAGATATAATAAAAATCATCTATCTCTACTTTATTATCTCCAAGTTTATATATTAAATTTTGATTCATATATAAAGATTCGAGACGTATTTTTGTATTCTTATACTCATCTTTAACTAGGTTCATCAAGGTTCTATGAGCAATATAATCATCAGAAAAATTTATTGTCCATACTACTCCATCTTTCTTCTTAGAATAGAATAGAGCATCTTTTTTATATTGTTTAGTCATTATCATTTTATAAATCCCTTTATAGTATCTTCTATCCACCATTTCATCGAAAAATATACTGCCTTTACCATTGTAATTATAAATGCTCCAAATACATATAACATATATAATAACCCATGTGGCTCTCCACAACTACCTAATAAATGTTTCAAAAATTCCATCACTTCACCTCTTTTATCATTTTAATTAATAGTTGTTGTTTATCTTTTGGAAGTTCAGTAGTTGGTATATAAGTCATATCAACATCAAGATATGTCTCGTACTCATCTTCATCGTATGAGCATAATAAATCTTCTTCTACGTGGTCTGCACCACCATATATATATGGATAATTTTCTATCTCAAAATCAAACATTCCATTATCAATCCAATATAAAACATAGTCTGTATTATATAACTCCATCACTTCACCTCTCTTTCTTTAAAATACTCTTTTATTTCATCTTTTAAAAATTGGGGGTTGTTAAGTATGTCAGATATTATATTACAGAAATCAGTTTGCGTTAATAAACAATTTTCTAAATCTGTTTCAAAATACTGATTAACCATATCTTTAGTAATCTCCATCACGCCACCTCACTTTTATAATCTTCATTTATTTTATATCTATCAATAACCCCATCAACTTTAGTAACATAACCGCTTTTTAAAGCTTGCTCTAATAATTGGTTAGAATCTAATTCAAAGTTAAAGCTAGGTGCTTGTTGAGTAAATAAATCATCTTTAGTTATATAATTACAAACTTCATTGTTTATAACCATAGGCATAGATATAACTCTACTTAGTTGGTCTTTAAATTCTATTGTATTTTCCTTTATTGTAACTCCCTTAATTTCCTTCACTCCAAAGTTATCCAATATAGTATAAATAGCACTATTTAGATTTTGAGTATTCATTATAATTCTCCTTTTTTAGATTATTATTACACTTGATAGCTAGTTCTCGCCAATAATCTTTTTTGATATTGGCAACATTCAAATTTACTTTTAAATTGGCTATTATAACCACCAATATAAGTATACTTATTAATAAAAATTCCATTATTTACACTCTCCTTTTGTCACTATAAATCTCATTAAACTATGGTAAGCATCTTTCTTATCTTCTTCATAATCTTTTTTACTTTGGTCTGTTTCTTGTAATAAATTATGTTCATCTGTTAAAATCATTAGATTTAATAACATTGCTCTTTGTTCATCATTCATTTCTAGTTCTCCTTTAGTTATTCCAACTTATAATCCAATATAAACATGAGTCAAGTCTTTTTTTATT